CTGCTGAAGTGCTGGACAAGCCTCAACCGCCCCTTGTTGAAACGCCCTCCCCACAGGGCAGCGACAACGCTGCCGGGGGCGAGCTCGACCAATACAGCGAAGGCGTCAAAAAGCGCATTGACAAGCTGACCGCACGCCTGCGCGAGACCCAGCGCCGTGAGCAGGCGGCATTGGAATATGCCAAGAGCGTCCAGGCTCGCGCCACGCAGCTTGAACAGCAGTACATGGCCGTGGACAGCGAACGCCTGGGCGAGGCCAACGGCCGTGTGCAGACGCAAGTGGTCGCTCTCAAGCAGATCATCCGCAAGGCTCGTGAAGAGGGCGACATTGACACTGAAACAGAGGCCCAGCAGCGTCTTACGTCCCTGACTTTGGAGCAAAGCCAGCTTACTGCCGCCACTCAGCAGCGCGAGCGCCAGCAGCAAGAGTGGGATTACCAACAACAGGTAGCAGCGCAACAGGCAGCGCAGCAGCCACAGGTCCAAGTGCAACAAGAGGTTGATCCTCGTGTTGAAGAATGGGCAGAGCGCAATCCTTGGTACGGCCGCGACACGGCCATGACCCACGCAGCGTGGGGAATTCATCGCCAGCTAATCCAATCCGAAGGATTTGACCCAAGCAGCGAGGAGTACTATGATGAGCTTGACAAACGCTTGAAACAGAATTTCCCCCAGAAACTGGGAGGAGGCCAGTCTCAAGCGCAAACTAACAGAGCCACCAGGAACGTGCAAACGGTGGCACCTGCATCCCGATCCTCGGGTATTAACAACGCACGCCGCACTGTCAAATTGACACCAAGTCAAGTTGCAATTGCCAAAAAGCTGGGCGTTCCTCTCGAGGAATATGCCAAGTACGTAAAGGAGTAAGACCATGTCAGACGTTAAAGTACCCGTACTCAATCGCAATTCTCGCGGTGTCGAATCCCGTGAGAAAGATGCGCGACGTAAACCCTGGGCTCCCCCTTCACGACTGGATGCGCCTCCTGCGCCTCCGGGATACAAGCACCGTTGGATTCGGGCTGAAGCTGGTGGTATTGACGACCGCACGAACATCTCTGGAAAACTCCGCGAGGGGTATGAGTTGGTTCGTGGGGACGAGTACCCCGACTATCACGTCCCAACAGTGGAAGATGGCCGACATGCTGGCGTGATCAGCGTGGGAGGCCTACTCCTTGCTCGCATCCCTGTGGAAACAGTTGAAGAGCGCAATGCGTATTACCGTAATCGAGCGAACGACCAATTGCAAGCTGCCGACAATGAGCTGATGAAAGCGAATGCTCACAATAGCATGACCATTCAGCGACCCACCCGACAGTCTCGCGTATCCTTCGGCGGCTCTAACAAGGGCTGACGAATCCATCTTTTTCAAAGGAATGACAAATGGCTAACATCGACAAAGCCTTTGGTCTGCGTCCTCTCGGCAATCTCTCCGCCACTGGTGCCCAAGCTCAGTACGGCTACGAAATTGCAGACAACCAGTCCGGAGCAATTTTCCAAGGCGACCTCGTCACCATCTTTGATGGCTACTTGGTCAAATTCGCACCTGCCACCCATACAGCCGCCGTTGGCGTCTTCAATGGTTGCCAGTACATCGACCCCACCACAGGCAAACCCACCTGGAAGAACTACTACCCTGGTTCGGTCAACATCACCGCTGGCAAGATCGTTGCCGACGTGATCGACGATCCATCACAGCTGTTCTTGATCCAAGCTGATGAAGACATCGTTCAGGCCGACATCGGCAAGAACGCTGACGTCGTCGGCACTGGCGGCAGCACCACCACAGGTGTTTCCACCATGGAATTGGACTCGTCCACCATCGCCAATACCGCCGCTTTGAACCTGAAGATCGTCGGTATGTATGACGTCCCCGGCAACGCCCTGGGCACCAATGCCGTGGTGGTTGTGAAAATTAACGAACATCTGTACGGCAGTGCTGGTGTTGCTGGTCAAGGAGCTTAATCATGGCAATTTCACGCGCACAACTGGTCAAGGAACTTGAGCCAGGCCTCAACGCCCTTTTCGGCCTCGAGTACAAAAACTACGAGAACCAACACACCCAAATCTACGCTATCGAATCTTCGGACCGCGCGTTTGAAGAGGAAGTCATGGAATCGGGCTTCGGCGAAGCTCCTGTGAAGACTGAAGGCGCTGGCGTTTCGTACGACCAAGCACAAGAGGTCTACACTGCTCGCTACACCCACGAGACCATCGCCCTGGCGTTCTCGCTGACCGAAGAAGCCGTTGAGGACAACCTCTACGACCGCCTGTCGGCCCGCTACACCAAGGCTCTGGCTCGCTCCATGGCTCAAACCAAGCAGATCAAGGCTGCAGCTGTGCTGAACGGCGCTTTCACCACCTCTATTGGTGGCGACGGTGTTGCTTTGTGCTCCACTGCTCACCCCACTCTGAGCGGTCCAAACCTGTCCAACACTCTGGCCACTGCCGCTGACTTGTCCGAGACCTCCTTGGAACAGGCCCTGATCGACATCGCAGCGTTCACCGATGAACGCGGCCTGAAGATCGCCGTGCAAGGCTTGAAGTTGATCATCCCCAAAGAGCTGATGTTCACTGCTGACCGTATCATGAAGTCCACGCTGCGCGTCGGTACTGCTGATAACGATGTCAACGCCATCAAGAACATGGGCATGGTGCCTCAGGGCTACGTGGTCAACAACTTCCTGACCGATCCAGATGCGTTCTTCCTCAAGACTGACGCACCTAACGGCATGAAGATGTTCGAGCGCGTGTCCATGAAGACCGGTTTCGAAGGTGACTTTGACACCGGCAACGTCCGTTACAAGGCCCGGGAACGCTACAGCTTCGGCTTCAGCGACCCACGCGGCATGTTCGGTTCGCCAGGCGCAGCCTAAGCGAAAAAGGGTCGGGGGTTCCCGGCCAATAAAAAGGGGCTTCGGCCCCTTTTTCTTTTTTTGTAAATAGGTTATATTGGACGCACTCCGGGGTTTCTCGGCGCATCTGACAGTCCCGGCTGACGACATGCAGATAGATGCGCCTCAACTTGCATGTAAGGAAAATCATGGCAAACACCACGTTTACCGGCCCAGTTCGCTCGCAGAACGGCTTTCAATCTGTCACCGTCAGCCCCACCTCCGGTGCTGTTACTGTAGATGCCACTTTTGGCACCGCTACCAGCGTGACCGATTTGACAACTACCAACCTGGTTTTCACTGATCAGAACCACCCCACAAAGGCCGCGATCAACGCCACCGCAACCGCCACCGCCGCTGAAGTTGCAACCGGCTACATCACATCCACTTCGGCTGCCGCTACGACCATCACTTTGCCTACCGGCACTTTGCTTGGCGCAGCTCTTGGCGCTACTAAAGGCACTGTGCTGGAACTGTACGTGGACAACACCGGCGGCGCAAACACCGTGACTATTGCTGTTGCAGTCAACGGTATCTTGTCCAGCGCAGCTGCTGACACAGCCGGTTCGTTTGGTGACCTGACTGTGGCCTCTGGCGTTACCGGCTTGGCACGATTCACCATCATGTTCTCCAGCGCCACAGCATACGTCTTCACGCGTACCGCTTAACCAGGGGCCATCATGAGCAACAGCAATATTCAGGCAGTCACAAAGACTGCTGATGGCCATGCAGTTGCGGGCCGCACAAGAGTAGCTGGTATTTACTTCACAAACACCGCTACAGCCGCGTCTTTTTCCCTGAAGAACGGCAGCACTACCGCAGGCACAGCCCTGCTGACCATTGTTACACCTGCTGCGGCTGGAGCTACTGACCTTATCCTCCCGGATATGGGAATTCTCTTTGACTCAGGGGTGTTTATTGATGTTTCCAGTGCTGAAGTTACCAGCGTGACACTGTTGTTTTATGGTGGGGCAGCGCAGTAATGGCTAAAAAGACCCCCTCCCTTTCGGTCGGTCGCGGCGAGAAATTGCCCGTCTCCAAGGGGGCGGGCTTGACTGCCAAAGGCCGTGCAAAGTACAACGCGGCAACGGGCAGCAATTTGAAAGCCCCGCAGCCTGAGGGCGGTAAGCGCAAGGACTCGTTCTGCGCGCGCATGAGCGGCATGCCGGGACCGATGAAAG